TACTTTTTCTGGTCCTATACGGGCTGGCAACATCCGCAACACAACGGGCACTACTGTTGGGTCAGACATAGCAAACGTAGGTTATGTTGTAATGACTCAACAACATGTAATGGATATTTCTGGCGGTGCTGTCGCAGCAGAAGCCACAAATGTGGTAATCCCTGCCAACTCAAAAATCGTAGACATCATCATTGATTTAGAAGTGGCTGCTAACACCACGACAAATATTAGTGTTGGTGATACTGTAGGTGGTGCAGCGACTCTCGTTAATGCGGTTGCTTCTGGAACCACTGTAGGTATCAAAGCGTTAGGCGCTTCTGGCGGCGGTACACTTACATGGAAAAACACTGGTACATCTGATTTAAAACTAACCGCTACTTCAAGTGCAGGTACGAATGCGGGATCAGTTGTTATAACAGTGATGTATGCTCAAGCGTTTAATACGGCGGTTCAGCCGTAAGGAGGCCTAGATGGCTGGTCAAGAGATACGGGCATTTAATGTCTCAACATCAGGATTTAGTGCAGGGGTTGTTGGCCCCGCACGGAGTCGAATACAGGGCATCTTGGTGTATGCCACTAACATCACAGCCTTTACCATTAAGAATGGCTCTGCATCAGGAGCCACCCTGCTGGACTTAACTCTTCCAGCGGGATGGAACGATGTGTTTCTTCCTAATGATGGTATTCTTGCTGACAATGGGGCCTATGTGTCTGCTCTATCAGGCTCTGGTTCAGTTATAACTTTACTCCTTGAGTAAGAGATGGCTGAAAAAAAGAAAGGCTCCATGAAGGGGCACAGCATAAAAGGTGGTCATAAACGTCCCACAAAGTCTGGGGCGGGTATGACAAAGAAGGGCGTTGCTAAGTATCGTAAGGACAACCCCGGATCTAAGTTAAAAACTGCTGTGACGGGGAAGGTTAAGAAGGGGAGCAAGGACGCAAAGCGGCGCAAATCTTTCTGCGCCCGTTCCGCTGGACAGATGAAGAAGTTTCCTAAAGCCGCTAAAGACCCTAACAGCAGATTGAGGCAAGCAAGAAAACGGTGGAAATGTTAAATGGCTATTTCTCGTTCCCAGATGGGCAGTCAACTAACAGGCAACAAAACCTCTACAGGTGATGATGCTAAAGACCTTGAGCTTATCCGCATGGGCAAGGGCGGTAAAACGAAGAAAAAATCTAAAAGTCGTGTTAATGAAGCTGGCAATTACACTCAACCAGAGAAGAGAAAGCGTATATTTAATCGCATAAAGGCTGGTGGAAAAGGCGGCAAACCGGGGCAATGGTCAGCAAGAAAAGCGCAAATGTTGGCGAAGGCTTATAAAAAAGCAGGTGGGGGCTATAGAAGTTAATGGCGCTCAAGAAGTCACAGAAGAGCTTGAAGTCTTGGACGAAGCAGAAGTGGCGAACAAAGTCTGGCAAGCCATCGACGCAAGGGAGCAAGGCTACAGGCGAGCGATATCTTCCTGAGAAGGCTATCAAGGCTTTGACCCCTGCGGAGTACGCCGCTACTACGAAGAAGAAACGCGAGGCCACCAAGAAGGGCAAGCAGGTTGCTAAGCAGCCTAAAAAAATTGCAAAGAAAACCAAACGGTTTAGGAGCGTAGTAACATAATGGCTGTAGTAACCCCAGACATGCCAGAGATTTTTGAGGAAGCCTTTGAAAGGGCTGGCCTTGAGATGCGTACTGGATACGATCTTAAAACCGCACGCAGAAGTCTAAACCTTTTAACATTGGAGTGGCAGAACCGTGGTCTTAATCTCTTCACTATTGAAGCGGGCACGCTCGCTGTTACAGCAGGTACGGCAACGTATACCCTTCCTGCGGATACAATCGACATCATCGAACACCAAATCCGCACCGGAACGGGCACAAACCAAATCGACACCTCCCTCGAAAGAGTCAGCGTCTCGACCTACGCCCAGCAAACCAACAAAAACACGGAAGGTAGGCCGACCCAAATCTACGTCCAAAGGCTCCCAACGGAAACAAAAGTAACTTTGTGGCCTGTTCCTGATAACACAACAGCCTATACAATATCTTACCATAGGCTAAAGGGCGTTGCTGGACTGGCTTCTGGAGTAGGCGCAGCGGTATCCTCTGTGCCCCCACGTTTTGTGCCGTGCTTAGTCGCTGGTATGGCTTATTACATAGCTATGAAGCGCCCTGAAGTTGCTGCCCGTGTAGCGGCTTTGAAGGAAGAGTATGAGTTCCAGTACGGTCTTGCAGCGGGTGAGGACGAAGAGCGGGCGTCAATAAGGTTTGTTCCTTTCAATACATACATAATGGGTGCAGGATGAGTTACGCGAGGGGTAAGTACGCTTTTGGCTACTGTGACAAGACGGGGTTTAGATATCCTTTGTCTGACCTAGTACCTGAGTTTAACAACGGAGTTAAAACGGGATTTCTTGTAGGGCGGGATGTGGTAGATCCAGATCAGCCACAAAACTTCTTAGGCAGAATTAAAATAAATGATCCTCAGTCTCTGAGGAACCCAAGACCAGACACATCCTTAGAGGAGAGTCGTGGTTTTTTTGGGTTTAATCCTGTTTGGAATGATCTCCAACACATGACAGCAGAGGTTGGAACTGTTAATATTAGCATAACTTAGGAGTTTAATATGCCAAAGGTTGGAAATAAAGAGTTCCCGTATACTAAAGCGGGCATGAAGGCAGCCAAGAAAGCGGCTAAAGACACAGATCAAGAAGTCCAGTACAAAATGGGCGGTGGGTATATGATGCGTAACAAGCCTATTGCCATGAAGGATGGTGGTTCTTTGAAGATGGTAAAGAACTCAGATGGTGTGGAGGTTCCATTTTATGCTGCTGATGGAAAAGGCAAAATGGCATATGGAGGTAAGGTTAAGAAAATGCGCGATGGTGGTAGCTGTCGTGGTATGGGTGCTGCCTCTAAAGGTGGCAAGTTTAGAATGGCATAAGGGAAAGTTCAAATGAACTATTCAGAACTGACGCAAGCGATCAAAGACTATACGGAGAACACAGAGAGTACCTTTGTGGCCAATATTCCTAACTTTGTGCGTCAGGCTGAAGAGCGGATCTTTAGGGATATCACTATTCCAGAGCTACGCAGGAACGTCACTGGAACTTTAAGTGCTGGTGGGCAGTATACAGCTAGGCCTTCTGATTTCTTAGCCACATTCTCAATGGCAGTGGTTAGTGGTGGAGACTACACCTATCTTTTGGACAAGGACGTAAACTTCATAAGGGAAGCATATCCTAGTGCCGCCACTCAAGGACTACCAAAGTATTACTCCATATTTGATGGAGATACTGGATCTGATCATGGCAACTTCTTGTTTGGGCCAACCCCAGATTCCAACTACACCTTGGAACTGCACTACTATTATGACCCACCATCTATAGTAACTTCTAGCACATCTTGGCTTGGGGATAATGCGGAAGCGACATTGCTTTACGGGTCTCTAATAGAGGCATATACGTTTATGAAGGGTGAAGGTGACATGGTGCAGCTATATAACGAGAGATACGCATCAGCACTTGTTAATATGGCTTCTTTGGGTGTTAAGCTTAGGACGGATACTTACAGGGGCGCTGCTGCGTAGGGTTTAGACAATGGCTATAATTCAAACAACATGCACCTCTTTTAAGGTGGAGCTTCTAAAGGCAGAACATGACTTTGACACGGCTACCTTTAAGATTGCCTTGTATTCAAATGCGGCTTCTCTGGGAGCGGATACAACCGCATATAGCACATCGAATGAAATAACGAATACGTCAGGATCGGCGTATACGGCTGGGGGAAAGAATTTAACAGTAACGGCAACTTTTCCAAAGTCTACGGGCACCACCGCTATGGTAGATTTTGGTAATGTAACTTGGGCTAATGCGACCTTCACAGCACGAGGAGCCTTGATTTACAACTCAAGTGCTTCCAATAAAGCGGTAGCTGTGTTAGATTTTGGGTCAGATAGGGTCGCTAACAACTCTAGTTTTGAAGTAAAGTTCCCCACAGCGGATGCTACATCTGCGATAATCAGGATAGCATAGGAGATATATCATGGCATCCTTCGTTAAAATAAATGACTTCGTTGCAAACGCAGTAGAGAATATGGACTTAGAAAGCGATCAACTTAAGGTTGCTCTTTCCAATACAGCGCCATCATCAGAAAGTTCTAATCCAACTGCGGATACTAATGGCATATTAGGCAATGTAACCCAAATTAGTTACAGTAACTTGTCTTCAAGAAACCTTACTACAAGTTCATCTGGACAATCAGGTGGTGTTTACAAGCTTGTTCTTGCGGATTTAACGCTTACTGCATCAGGCGGTAGTGTTGCTGCGTTCCGTTACATCTACATTTATAATGACACTGTAACATCGCCAGCTGATCCGCTTATTGGTTACTATGATTATGGCTCAAGCTTAACTTTGAATGATGGCGATACATTTACTATCGACTTTAGCCCATCAAATGGGGTTATTCAGCTTACCTAATAAGGAGTAGCTTATGGCTGTTCTTGTAAATAGGGCAAAGATGTCAACCAGTACAACTGGTACTGGCACAATTACGCTTGGCTCTGCGGAGGATGGATATCAAACCTTCGCAGATGCTGGCGTGGCAAACGCAGATGTAGTTCGTTACATTATAGAAGATGGCAGTAATTTTGAGATAGGCACAGGAACCTATACAAGCTCTGGCACTACGCTGTCACGCACGGTAAGCGAAAGCAGCAACTCAAACAATGCTATTAACCTTAGTGGTTCAGCTACCGTATTTATCGGGGCTACTGCACAGGATTTAAGCCCTTTGGGTGGCGGCTCTAATAAGGTTTTCTTTGAGAACGATACAAATGTAACTGCCGACTATACGATTACTGATGGCAAGAATGCTATGTCTGCTGGCCCCATTACAATAAACAATGGCGTGACCGTGACAGTTGGTACTGGCGAAACATGGACGGTGGTTTAGATGGCATCAATTAAAATTCAAAGTAGTTCGTCAGGTGGTGGCAGCATAACGCTCACTGCGCCTACTACTTCTTCCAATAGAACGGTAACGCTTCCTGATGAAGATGTAACTTTGGGTGGTGGTGGTGGTGGCGTAACGCATTTAGGAACGGTAGTTCCTCAATCTGGCGCAATTAGCGCAACTCTATCCAGTTTGACGCTTACGGATTATAAGATGTTGCAGATTAATATAGAGGGTATTTCACTTGGCAATTACCAATGGATAGGTCTTGTAAGTAGCGCACAAAAAAATGCGATTGGTTACATTTTTACGGGTTCTAGCACTAAAGGAGCAATGACGGCTACAATAGATTTAGCTACGTCAGCCGTATATACTCAGATTATGGGAAGCACTACCACTTCAGACGGATCATACGTAGCAAACGGCACCACCTATACTGGCGGGCATGATGGGCAAGAATTTAACATTACTAACTCGTCAACTTCAGTAGGTGTTTATACAAGAGGCGCAGGGTACGGTTTTACCGCAACAGGCGGCAGCATTCGTTTTTACGGAGTAAAGTAATGTCAAGATTACATGAAATTATAAAAGACGCGGTGACTGGCGAGCAGACTGTAAGGTATTTGACTGATGAAGAAGTTTTAGAATTTGAACAGGACATCCCTTTGTCTGTTAGGGCTGAGCGCGACCACAAATTGCAAACGGAGGTTGATCCTATTGCTGGCAATACTTTGCGATGGAATGATCTTACAGATGCACAACGTGCAGCGTGGGCACAATATAGAACAGATTTACTAAATGTTCCACAGCAATCTGGCTTTCCAACAAGCGTTACTTGGCCCACTAAACCGGAATAACAAATGACAAAATACCGTGTTATCTTTGATGATCCAGATGCTCTTGATGAGCCAACCAAGGTGCTTGTGCCTTCACAGAATTGGTTAGATGAAGCTATGGCTGGTAACTTGCCACCTATCTGGGTGTATTGGCAGCTACAAGATGATGAACAGCAAGCCATTAAAGAAGGGCGTCATAGCACCTTTAAGCATGATCCTGAGAAACATGCTTTGCAATGGACTGCGCCTCGCATTGGGCCTCTAACAGAAGAGGAAGCTATGGAATATTTGTGTATGAAAGACTTGCCTCGCAAGTGCTGGGCAGAAGAGCATAACCGCCCAATGTTTAAGATTGTGCGTACAGAGGAAGTGCCAAGCGATAGGCAGTTTCGCAATGCTTGGGAGATGGCAGCATGAGTACAATTAAAGTTGATACAATTAAAAATTCATCAGGGCAGAGCGAAATTAGTGTTACTACACTTAAAGCTGATACAATCCAAAATACAAGCGGCGCTAGTGTTATTAAGGTGGATACAATTCAAGATACAAGCGGCAAAGGGTTCTATCCTGCAAGGGCTTGGGTGTCTTTTGACGGAGAAGGCACTGTATCTATTTTTGATGATGGTAATGTATCATCTATTACAGATAACGCTATTGGTAATTATACAACAAACTTTGGTAGTAGTTTTGCTTCTTCAAATTATACCACTGTTGGGACTGCAAGTTCTGGCTCTGGTGCCTATATTGCTACTAGGATATTTACAGCAAGTGATAGCCCTGCAACTGGTTCCAGAAGATTTGAAACATCAAATCACAACGATGCCGCCAGAGATGTACCTTATGTTTATGCTGTTTTCACATTATAGATAAGCTTGGAGGAAGGGATGACAACTTTTATTAAAATTGGCGCTACAGACTATAACGCCGCAGACTATACAATCCCAGCGGAGCGCACGTTTCGTGATGGATGGGAAGTCAATACAGACACAAATGTAATCTCTGTTAATATGGCAAAGGCCAAGGATATCTGGCGTGATAAGATACGCGCAGCAAGGGTTGAGCCGCTGGCTGCTTTGGACACTGCGTTTATGAAGGCGCAAGAAATAAACGCAAGCACAACTCAGATTGTAGCTGACAAGCAAGCACTGCGTGATGCTCCTGCACTATCAAGCATTGATGCAGCTACAACCCCTGATGAGCTAAAAGCAATCCAGCCAATCCCAAATATAACGGTGGAATAAATGACTAGCGTAATTCGTGGCAGTGATAATTTTGATAGTGGAGCTACAAACACCACAACGGCTGTTGCATCAGGTACTCTCGCTAATGGTGATACCGTTGTTTTAAACTCTAATGGAACAGTTAGTGCGGTAACAGGTTCTGAGGTTGCGGGGTCAGTTGGCTCAGAAAGCTCTACCTTTACTTCAGCAAACACTGAGATCTTTGATGCTCTTTTTGATCCTAGTACTAATAAAGTGCTTGTTTTATTTAAAGAACTTGTTTCCCCTTATTATCTAAAAGGTATTGTTGGAACGGTTAGCGGCTCATCTATTAGTTTTGGCAGCGTTGCAACTATTGATTATGCTCACAGTTATTCAGCATTTTTAAACTACGATTCAAGTCAGAATAAATTTCTTTGTGTGTATAATCAAAATAGTGGTCTTTATGGCAGGGCTAGGGTTTTAACTATAAGCGGAACAAGTGTTTCTGTTGGAGGTGCATATACTTTTAACAGCGATGAAACTTCTTATATGAAAGCTGTGTATGATGTAAACGCTGGGAAGCATTTAATACTGCACGAAGACAATTATGACAGCACAAAAGCAATAGTTGCAACCATGAGCGGAACATCTTTAAGCTTTGGTTCTCAGATTTCTGTAACAAGTACTCGTATATATTATGAACCTCAGTTGTCATACGATGCGAGTGCCCAGAAAATTCTTTGTTTTTATAAGCAAGGATATGGCGCAACAGCTAATATACAAGTTGCCACGATAAGCGGAACATCTGCAAGTTTTGGAACTGCTGTTACTACTGCGGGAAGTACTGACACCTATGCAGCGGGTTACTATCCTACTAATTCAATAAATGTGATAGCTTATAAGGATACTGGAAAACCCAGCCCCAACAATTTTTTAGTTTCTACAGTGTCTATAAGTGGAACAACGCCTACTGTTGGACCAGCATTTTCAGTTCAAGATGATTCAATAGCTACTGAAACTTATAATACTCAAGCAGATTTAACTTATAACCCTGACGCAGATAATATGATTTTAAGTTTTCATGATGGCGGTGGTAAGTATGTAAGCCTTGTTATAACGGGCACTAATATAGAATTAGATTCAAATGGCATTGTAACATATCTTAGTGGGGGAAATTTTTATTACCCCCACGGAACATACGATACCAATGCAGATAAAATGGTATTTGCTTTTAGGGGTACAGGCAATCCATATGGGGCGGGTATTGTTGCTACAGTTGGATATGCAAATACTAATCTAAGTACCACTAATTTTCTTGGGTTTTCTGATGCAGCTTATTCAAATGGCGCAACAGCTACAATACAATGTGTTGGAAGCATAGACGATGCCCAATCGGGATTGACTGCGGGAAAGGTTTATTATGTCCAACTTGATGGAAGTTTAAATACAAACCCTAATTCATACAGACCTAATGCTGTTGCTGGCATAGCGTTATCTTCTTCAAGTATTTTGGTAAAGGGATAGATTAATGAAAACTATTGTAACAAACAGCGACAATGCTTCACGGTATATTGAGGAAGATAGCCAAACTATAACCCTATCAGCCGACAATATTGTTATCGGTAATCCCGCTGAAAACACAATATGTGATTTAAACAATACTAATTCAACTCTCTATACAAATGTTACAAATGTGCCAGAGGACTGGGTTGGTAAAAAATATTTATTCGATGGCACTACTTGGACATTAAACCCTAATTGGGTTGCTAAAGATCCAGACGAGCCAGACGAGGAATAATAAATGTTAGGCTTTTCCCCATTAGCTTCTGCACCACTAGCGGATAGTGGGGTTACATCTGTTGACTATGCATTAACAGCAGATGCTGGGAGCTTTGCGCTTACGGGGCAGACTGCGGATCTAAACGTAGGTCGCAATCTTGCTGCGGCTGTTGGGTCTTTTACTCTTACGGGGCAAGCGGCTGGCTTTGCTAAGGCGTTAAATGTTGCAGGCGCGGCGGGCAGCTTTACGCTTACGGGTCAAAACGCTGGTATTCTTATTGGCGAAATCTTTGAGACTGGAGCCTTTTCTCTTACGGGTCAGACGGTCGGCCTTAATAAGGCAGTTGTTATGCCAGCAGCAGTTGGCAGTTTTACAGTCACGGGTCAAACTGTTGGGTTTAATAAGACTGTAAACTTAGCTGGTGGTGCGGGGTCGTTTTCTCTTACTGGTCAAGCTTCTGACTTTGCTAAGGCTTTAAATATAAGCGGTGGAACAGGCAGCTTTACGCTTACGGGTCAAACTGTTGGGCTTAATAAAGCTGTAAACTTAGCGGGTGATGCGGGGTCTTTTATTACAACAGGCCAAACGGTCAACCTTAATAAAGCATTAAATGTTGCAGCGGCAACGGGTAGCTTTGCTTTAACAGGTCAAACCGCTGATTTCGTTAAGGCTCTGAATGTAAGCGGGGGTGCCGGTAGCTTTGCTTTGACAGGTCAGAGTGCGGGTATTTTAATCGGAGAGATTTTTGAGACAGGAGCTTTTGCGCTTACTGGTCAAACATCTGCATTAAATAAAGCAGTTCGTATGTCAGCGGATGCTGGATCTTTTTCTGCTACGGGACAAGATGCTACCTTTGGAAATGCTTTTGTTTTATCAGGCGGCACAGGGTCGTTTACATTAACGGGCCAAACAGCGGGTATGGTAAAAGCTCTCAATGTTTCTGGAGGCACAGGTTCGTTTACTCTTACAGGTCAAGCTGTAGATTTAGACAAGGCTGTAAATGTTTCTGGGAACACTGGGTCGTTTGCGCTTACGGGCCAGACTGCCAACTTTGAAAATGCTTACTTGTTTGCAGCAGCTACTGGATCGTTTGCCCTCACTGGTAGCGCGGTAGACTTTGGAGTTAGCGAGTCATTTGGAACGGGGAGCTTTGCGCTCACTGGCCAAGGCATTAATTTAAATAAGGCTGTCCGTATCTCAGCAGATGCTGGCAGCTTTGCTTTGTCTGGACAGGCTGCTGTGCTTGATCCAAACTTTGGCAACAAACTTATTGCTCAAGTCGGAAGCTTTGCTGTTTCTGGACAAACTGCACAGATAACAAAAGCAATGTCTGTTGATTTTGGGGCGGGCAGCTTTGCTCTTGCGGGGCAAGAAATTGATTTTGGTATTGGCGAAAGCTTTGGGGCGGGCAGCTTCGCTCTTACAGGTGCAGCCGTTACTTTAAATAAATCTGTAGTTTTATCTGCGGGCGCAGGATCATTCGCTCTTACAGGGCAGAGCGTTGATTTAGATAAAGGGCTTAATTTATCTGGCGGTACGGGGTCGTTTACTCTTACGGGGCAAACAGTAAATCTTAATAAGGGAAGAGCTTTAAGCGCGGGCACAGGTTCATTTGCGCTCACGGGACAAGCTGTAGATTTCAACAAAGCACTTGGGGAAGTCGCGGGCACAGGTTCCTTTACTCTTACGGGGCAAGACGTATCTCTTGCTGCGGGCTCTCTTCTTAATGCAGAAACGGGTAGCTTCGCCCTTACAGGTCAAGATGCAAGCTTTAATGAAGCTAGGGTACTTAGTGCAGGCGCAGGTTCATTTACCCTCACGGGCCAAGATGCAACTATAAACCGCGAGATAAACATATCTGGGGGCACGGGTTCATTCGCGCTGACAGGTCAGAATGCGGGTATCCTAATTGGCGAAATATTTGAGACGGGTGCGTTTGCACTATCTGGTCAAACTGTTGGATTAAAGAAGGCTCTCAATTTAAGCGCAGGAGTAGGCTCCTTTGCTTTGACAGGCCAAGATGCTTCACTCCTTTCTGGTACAAGATTAGAGGCGGATACAGGTTCGTTTGCTCTAACAGGCCAAGATGCAGCACTTAAAAAATTCTTAACAGAAGCTTTTGGTGCAGGGTCTTTCTCTTTAACGGGCCAAGATGCGGATTTAGTTCAACGCAGAAACTATAACTTTACTGCGAATCATGGCTCTTTCAGCCTTACAGGGCAGACCGTTGATTTAAAATCGGGTGTTTTACTTGCAGCGGGTGCAGGTTCATTTGCCCTTGCAGGGCAAGACGTTGAATTTAATCTCGCAATAAGTATGCCTGCGGATGCAGGTTCGTTTGCTCTTACGGGGCAAAATGTAGACTTTGATCGCACCCGAAAGTTGGTTGCAGATGCGGGGTCTTTTGCTCTAACGGGCCAAGATGCTACTCTCGTCGCGGGAATCGCGGTTACGGGCGTGGAGATGACAATTTCCATTGGGCAGGTAATGGTGTATGGATTGATAGTTCCAGCACAAGATCCAAACTGGGTTCTTATAGACCCAACGCAAGATCCAAACTGGACAGAAATAACTCCTTCAGATGACCCAGAGTGGACACTTGTTGCTTAAATACGGTAATTCAAATATAATAAGTTCTATAGAACTTTTCAGGTAGGTTCAGATGGCTACATATACAAGCACTAATGGCGTAAAGTTAATATCCACGGGCGACGAAGCTGGTACATGGGGAGATAGTACCAACGTCAACTTGCAGATATTAGACAGGGCTGCGAATGGGTTTGCCTCTATTGCTCTTACGGGTACGTCTTATACTCTTCCTGTTGCAGCGCAGCCTTCTGCGGCACAAGACGGGCACTATAAAGCTATAAAGTTTACGGGCACTCCCGGTGGGGCTTGCACAGTTACTCTGGAGCAGAATGATCGTGCCAGAATGTATATGCTAGTAAACAGCACCAACCAGACCGTTATTGTTACTCAGGGCAGCGGCTCTAATGTGACCATTGCGGCGGGTGATTCCGCTATTGTATTGGCAGATGGAGCGGGTTCAGGTGCAGCAGTAGAAGAATTTTCTAATGCAAGCTCTATGCCTTTTGCAACTGTCGCAGTTACTGTTGCAGGGGGTAAGTTCGTCATTGATGGAACTTCCCAGCAAACGATAGAGATAAAGCCTTCTGTTACATATAGGTTTGATCAGTCTGATAGTACCAACGGTGCTGGGGGCGGTCATCCACTTGCGTTCTCCACGAATGATAACAACTCGCCCTCTGCTCCATTCACTACGGGGATTACGACGGTAGGTACGCCGGGGAGTGCGGGTGCGTTTACACAAGTTAAGCTAGAGCAAGATGCTCCTGCTGTTCTGTATTATTACTGCACAAATCATTCAGGAATGGGCGGCAAGGCCGCGGTTCGTATAACTGATCTGACCGCGGATCGTGTACTTGTTGCAGATTCTGGCGGTGATTTATCTGTATCGGCGGTTACTACAACAAAACTTGGTTATCTTGATGATGTTACGTCTGCAATACAGACCCAGATTGACACTAAATCTCCCGTTGCCTCGCCAACATTTACAGGCACTGTGACAATACCGGGGTTTACTGTGAGTGGCGGTACTCAAAATTGGACTGCTGTAGCAAGTGGTACAAATCTGACTTTTGCTTACAATGGAGTAAATAAAATGCGGGTAGATTCTAGCGGAAATCTTACCGTGACAGGTGACGTTACAGCATTTGGTAGCTTGTAAGGAGATATTAAATCATGGCCGTGCCAACTGGAGCAGCAAGTCTGGGCGACATACAGACTGAGTTTGGTGGTTCAAACCCGATATCTTTGTCGGAATATTATGGTTTTGTATCAAATCCTTCTGGCATACCGGCCAGCGGGGTTATATCTATCGACGACTTTCGTGGTAAGGAGAATGTTTACACCCTTACATCAGATGCTTTTGCTAGCTCAATAACTCTTGCCGCAGACGATATAAACGGAAGTGCTGGTGCTTGGGTTGGGGTATCTGGCGGCGGTGGTGGCGGTGCTGGCGTAGTGTATGGCACCTTCGCAAGGGGGACAGGTGCAAATGGTGGCGCTAGTGGTTTCTTTGGCTTTTTTGTCAGCGATGTAACCACTTTAATTGGCGCTTCTTTTACCGCTGGTGCCGCAGGGGCGGGCTCATTTACTAATGGCGTTCCAGGTTCATTTGGTATCTCAAGCACTGGCGGCACAGGCGGCACCAGCACATTAAGCTTTACCGGCGTAAGTATATCATGCACAGGCGGCACGGGTGGTTTGGGTTATACTGGCGGCTCTGTTGGGTCTGGCACTCCCGGCAATCCCGGTACAAGTAGTGGATCTGGTGCTACAAATATAAATGTGGGTGATTCTATTGCTAGTTTTTACTCTGGTAAGTATGTTACAGGCCCACAGTCAATAGGCGCTTCTGGCGGCGGCGGTGCTGGCCCTGTGGTTGTTACGGGGGATGGCGGCACCCCCGGCCAATCTACTGGCGGCACAGGCGGTGCGGGTATGCTGACTATAATATACGAAGCTGTGCCACAGACGTAGAGAGTAAAAGATGCCTTATACAGACCTTAGATTTAAAGCTGGCATAAACAAGGAGATCACCCCGTACTCTGAAGAGAACGGTTGGATTGATTGCGATAAAATTCGTTTTAGGTTTGGCTATCCAGAGAAGCTAAACGGTTGGGATAAAAGTTCAACTTCCGATAAAGCTTTTCTTGGACAGTGCCGTGGGATGCACGAATGGGTTGCTCTCAGCGGAGAAAAGTTTTTAGGGGTAGGGACTGAACAGAAGTATTATATTAAGCAGGGTGCGGACTATAAAGATATTACGCCTGTCAGGAATACGACTTCTGCGGGGGATGTTACTTTTGCTGCCACAAATGGATCTCCTGTAATCACGGTTACGGATGTAAATCACGGTTGTGTGGTTAATGATTTTGTAACTTTCTCTGGGGCGGCGTCTTTAGGCGGCAACATCACTGCGGCTATATTAAACCAAGAGTATCAAATTACAGAAGTTATAGACGGAAATGGCTATAAAATATCTGCTCGCACCGTTAGCAGCATTGAAAGCATCACTGTTACAGGAGGCTTAAACGCCACGGCGGTGAATGCTAACGGAAGTGATACAGGAAATGGCGGTAGCAGCGTAGTTGGAACTTACCAGATAGGCACAGGACTTAACTCATCTGTATCCGGTGTTGGGTGGGGCGCAGGTTTATTTGGTGGCACAAATAACTCTGCATTTCAAACCACTATTGCGGAAGATTTAGATGCTTCTGAAACAGGTGTAGATGTAGCGTCAGGTCAGGGTTCTAATTTTGCAACCGACGACATAGTGCTGGTGGGCAGTGAGCTTATGACAGTGGGATCAGTTGCTACAGATACTTTGACGGTTACTCGCGGGACAAAAGGTAGTAGTGCGGCTACCCACTCTAATGGAGCAAACATATTCCTTGTTGTAGGTAATACCAATACGGCTAATAACTTTAACGGCTGGGGGGAAGGTATCGCAACTGGAACTCAGACAGCAATAAGTAATCTTCGCATATGGTCACATGATAACTTTGGTGAAGACCTTATATTTAACGAGCGTAATGGTCAGGTATTTTACTGGGACAAAACAACTGGGGTTGGTACGCGGGGTGTAGAGCTTTCAACGATATCTGGAAGTCCTACGTCTGTGCCACAGAAAGCCGCACAAGTACTTTTATCAGATCGTGACAGGCATGTAATCGCTTTTGGCTGCGATGGATTGGGTGCTTCGCCCTCAACAGCTAAAGGAGATGGCTCACAGGATCCGATGTTAATTAGGTTTTCCAGTCAAGAAAATCCTATTGATTGGTATCCGACCACCACCAATACGGCGGGTGATCTGCGAATTGATTCTGGTTCAAAAATCGTGCAAGCCATAGAAACAAGGCAACAGATCCTTGTCTTTACAGACGTTGCTATCTACGCAATGCAGTTCATTGGACCGCCGTTTACGTTTGGTATTAACCTTATCTCTAGTAATATAAGTATTGCCAGCCCCAAAGCAGCGGTTGCAGTAGATGACGCGGTATACTGGATGGGCGCAGCAGAGTTCTATAGCTATACAGGTGCGGTACAGCGTATTCCTTGCACGGTTCGTGATCATGTATTTGATGACTTCAACACAGGGCAATCTGATAAAGTTGTGGCGGGATCAAATATATCATTCTCTGAAGTGTGGTGGTTCTACCCATCCGCAAGCTCTACTGAAAACGACAAGTATGTGGTTTATAATTACCAAGAAGGTATCTGGTATGTAGGCAATTTGAGTAGAACCGCTTGGCTAGATCGTGGGATATCTGCACTACCAATAGGCGCGGGAGATCAAAACTTTTTATACAGCCATGAGGTTGGGACAACTTACACAGACGAGACTCAAAACACTACATCATTTATTGAGTCTGGGGATCTTGGTATTTCTGACGGAAATCAATTTTCTTTTGTAACTAGAGTTATTCCTGACCTTAACTTCAGAGATACCAACGTGGAAAATACCACGGTAGATTTTATCTTGAGTGCCAAGAACGCACCCGGTCAGGTCGCCCAAACAACCAATACTGATACTATTACAAAGACATCTAATGTGCCTGTAGACCAGTATATCAGCCAGTATCAGACCAGACTGCGAGGCCGTAGCTTTACATTTAAGATCCAGTCAACAGATCCAGACGTATTGTGGCGGTTAGGTATTCCTCGCGTTGACATAAGACCAGATGGGAGAAGGTAATGTCCATAGCTCCAGTACCATTCTTTCCTGTACCACCGCCCCAGTATACACAACAGTATATGGCAGAGGTAGTTCGTGCGTTCTCTGTGTTTGCAGCTCAGATTACAAACCCTGCTATAGCAAAGCCTATACTCATTGAGATCCCTGCATCTGCACAGGCGCTAGACGAGGTTGGCACCGTATATGAAAGCAACACGGTACTTAGGATCAAGTCTGCTACGGCAGCAAATAATACTGTGGGTATGCCACTGCCTACATACACGGTAGCTTCATTGCCCGCAGTAGAGACTGGCACTTTAATATACGTTTCTAACGGGGCAGCAGGTAGCCCTGTCGTTGCGTTTGGGGATGGATCTAATTGGCTGCGTGTTGATACACGGGCAGCGGTATCAACGTAGGAGACTGACATGGCTAAAAATATTATAGATGACTGGAAGGTATTTCCCCGCCTGATGATGTTTGTTGTCACGGTGCTGACCTATCAGGCAGTGCATTGGTTTATGAGCTTGCCACCAGAGTCACACACTACACAGTCAGCGGGTCTGGTATCTGTCTGCATGGGCGCACTCACAGGTTGTTTTGGCATCTGGATGAGCAAAGAAGCGGGGTCTAAGTAATGGGTTTTTTTGATGATATCTCATACGGCCTTGGTATTTCTGATAGCAAGCCTTCTGGCTATGATGAGAGAACTGCCAATACTATAGAGAAAAACCAAGGCAGTGCAGCGGCTGATAGGTATAGAGATGAAAAGGGGATTGGATCTGGAAGTTTTTCGTCACCCTCAGATGAGCTTGGCGGTGCTTCGTATACACCTTTGCCAGCGCCCACAACGCTAGTAAGCTATGGACCAAAGCCTGATTTCGTCAGAGACGCTATGCTTGATCGTAGGATAGGCGCTAAGAATTTTATGAATTTTGGCAAGCCATTGGAGCCTTTTGGAGAAGGTGATGACCGCGTAACCCAAGAGATGATTGACGCTTACAATCAGAGGACAGCTTTCGCCAAGAACAGAGCAGACCAAGACTTCATGGGCACGGGGCTAACCCAACAGCAGTATGCCGATGGTCAGCAGTATGGGTTTACTAACTTTAGCGATGGTAGAGTGGGTGTTAGTTCTGGTGATAGAGGCCCAGCACCTACTGTGGGGCTTCCTGCGGCGGCAGATTCTACAGACTTTAATCCTAACAATGCTTTCTTGCGTGGCCGTATGGCTCAAATGCGCGAACAGCAGGGTATGCTACCACCCCCACAAATACCGGGTTTGCCACCGCAACCTAGACCTCAGATGCCACAACAACTAGCAGGCATCATGCAGTTACAAGACAGGTCTAATATTAGCCCTGCGATGCGCTACGCTGCTGAGAACTACAACAGGTTAGGTGGTAGGCAGATGACGAATGATGAGTATGAGCGTGGTCGTGCAATGATACAGGGTCAGAGTGTATGAGTATCTTTACAGCCGCATTAGGCCCGATAGCTAACCTTGCTGGATCATGGTTGCAGGGTAAGGCTGATAAGAACGCTGCCGCTGCGGAACTAAAGCTGACTGAAGCGAAGGCGAAAGCCCAGATATTATTGTCGAAGGAAACAAGCGTTGCCGACTGGGAGCGCATTATGGCAGAGGGTGCCAAGTCTAGCTGGAAAGACGAATGGTTCGTTATTGTCCTGTCGATACCGTTGATCTTAGCGTTTATCCCCGGTGCTGAAGGCTGGGTAGATCGTGGGTTTGAACAGCTTTCCAAAGCTCCCGACTGGTATTTTTACAGCCTTGGAATTGCAATTTCAGCCAGTTTTGGTGTGCGCGGGGCGCAGGCATTTTTTAAGAGGAAGTAATGGACTACGATAAGTCTAACGATGAAGAGTTTACCGCCGCATGGAACGGGAAATATGGTAGGAGGACGTAATGTCTTTTAAGTTAAGTAGACGCAGCCTTGATAGGCTTGAGGGAATTGATGAGCGATTACAGTCAGTCGTGAAGATGGCTATCACGCTGTCGAGGACCGATTTTGGAGTGGTGCAGGGCATGAGAACCCTTGAGCAGCAGAAAGAATTGGTCGCCAAAGGTGCCAGCAAAACCATGAAGTCTAAGCACCTTGAGGGTAAGGCATTCGATATCATGGCGTTCATAAATGGCAGGGCGAGTTGGGAACTCTCGCTCTATGATGATCTAGCTGACGCCATCAAAGAAGCCGCGATACAACTAGGAGTTCCTATTTGTTGGGGCGCTGCTTGGGGCACACCAGACATGCCGTATCCGATGGATATCCGTAAGTGGGAAGGCACAATGGAAGAAGCGATGAATGCGTATATAGATTTACGCAGATCGCAGGGGCGGCGTCCTTTTATTGACGGACCGCACTTTGAGTTGATGGATTAACCCGTAGATGCTATGCTCTACGAAACTTTGAGGTAAACAGATGGCCCTACCTTTTCTTTTAAGTCTTGGACTACCCGCTCTTGGCGCTGCTACAGGTGGCCTTGGTCTTGGCTTGGGCGCTGCTTCTTTAGCTGGTATTGGCGCAGGGCTAGGTTCGTTCTTGCAAACAGGTGATGTAGGAAAAGGTATTCAGACAGGCCTCGTCGCTGGTCTTGGCGGTAAGTTAATGAGTAGCGCGACGAGTGCTTTGAGCGGTGCAGGGGCACAAGCGGCACAGACAGCGGCAGGAGCGGCGGCACCAGCAGCGGCGCAAACTACGGGAAATAAGTTTTTAGCAAGTCTTATAGGTGAAAAAGCTCTTGCAGCGCCTATTGGGGCTACAACTGTGGGAGGGGCTTTGGGTGCAGCAGGGTCCGGTTTTAATACAGGGCTTGTTGCAGACGCCATGAACGTACCCACCGTAAAAATGCCAGAGAAGAAAACTTACGACACTTCACCGCCTATGCCGCGCATTAGATCTTATCAGCCCAAGACAGACATAAGCAGCACGGCTGAAGAAGATATGATTAGATACTATAACCCTGTACAAAGAAAGAATCTTGGCGGCATAATGTCCATGTCTGGATCTCACCCTATATTTAATCAGTTTGGTCAACAGATGTCTGGATATTTGGGACAGGCTCAAGCCCAAGCGAATAAACAAAAAGTTGGTCCGTTTGTGCAACAGGTTGAACAGTTGGCGAAGACCACATTTGGAGACGAAGCATTCCAACAGAATCTATCTGACTACACACAACAGGGAGATAGATTCCAAGGCATGTCCCCAAATGACATGTTTAACGAAAGTAGAATGTCTTCTGAAGAACAAAAGGATATGGTAGGAATTTTAAGCGGTAAAGGCACTTCTTCCACAGGCGCACAAAGAGGAGTGAATAATTTTGCCCAAGCTCTTGGTCGTGGCACAGGAAGTATGATGAGCATGATGAGAAGGCCCGGTGCTATGGGCTTTGCAGAGGGCGGTATCGTCTCAGAAGAGATGAACGAGAAAGAGCTTATCGAAGAGGCTGTGGCTGCTATTAAGGGTGAGTCAGATAACCCCAAAGAAATTTTAGGTATGTTTTTACTTAAATTTGGCGAGGAGCAGCTACGCAATCTTGTGGAGAGCGTTCAGTCTGGGGAGCTTGACGAGACTCGCGAGCGGTTTGCGGGCGGCGATAAAGGGATGGTGAACGGTCCCGGCGATGGTTCTGGGAAAGATGATATGGTGCCAGCCACAATGGATGGTGATCAAGACGTGCTTTTAACTGCTGGTGAGTTTGTAATTAAGAAAGATTCTACAGACGCCATAGAAAAAGCATTTGGTGGGGGATTTTTAGACGAAGTTAATGACGCCGGTAAGGACGCCCCTAAGAAATTAAAAGAGAAGGTGGCAGTTGCGTGAGAGTAAGCACAGTTCCTAAAGAGGCTGTAAAGCATATTTGGAAGGATGTTGAAGAGTTACTAAGGAAGAGCGTTGAGGATACATCTAGGGGGAAGATAAACATCTTGGACGTTTTAGATGGAATCCTTAGAGACATATACGTTCTTTGGGTAGTTCTTGATGAAGAGGATAATATGGTCGCTGCGATAACCACAAGAATATCAGAATATCCCAGAAGGAAAGCTATGGTTCTTGATTTTGTTGGTGGCACTAAACTACACAAGTGGAAAGACGCTGTTATTGAAACAATAGGTCGATTCGCAAAAGAAAATGACTGTCAACACCTAGAAGGTTATGGCAGAAAAGGTTGGGAAAGAGCTTTACGGGGGAACGGTTTTTACTCAGAATATATAGCATACCGTATGGAGTTATAGGATGGGCATTGGCAAAGGATCACAAGAAGTACAGGCTGGCGGCACCACAAGAACAGTAGGCCTGCCAGAATACGCAGACCCGTACTTTCGTAGACTTCTGAAGGGCGCAGAAGAAGCTACACAACCTTTCTATCCTGATGACCCTGCATACGGGGATCTTGCGGGTGAGTCTACATATGTTCCGTATGGCGGTGAGCGTATAGCTGGATCTGAAGATTATGGTGACATAGGTACATCCCGCGCTATGGTTCGTGGTATTGCTGAAAATCCAGTCGGTGGTCTCACAGACGCTACAAGTTTGCAGAAAAGGGGTATAGCTGGGCTTGAGGGTCTAGCTCAATACGACCCTGCTTCTTATCAAGCAAGGCAGTTTACATCTCAAGAGGCTCAAAATTACATGGACCCCTACATGCAGAATGTAGTGGATGTTCAAAAGCGTAGAGCAATAGAAGATTTTGGCAGAGGTCAGGCCGATAGAGATGCAGCCGCTGTAGGTGCTGGCGCGTTTGGTGGGTCTCGTCAAGCTGTCATGCAAGGGATGGCACAAGAAGGTCTAGCCGATAGGCTTGGAGACATACAGGCCACAGGAAGCCAAGCTGCATTTAGCCAAGCGATGCAAGCATTTGATGCCGATAGAGCCGCGCAGAGGGACGCTGCTACGTTTGGAGAGGCGTCAAGGCAGTTTGGTGCAGGTCAAGGTCTAGCTGGGTATCAAGCCGCGTTGGGCGCTGGCAGGGGGCTTGTGGATTACGGTGAAAGAGCAAGGGCAGCAGACATACAGGGTGCCCAGCTACTTGAAACCGTTGGTCGTGACATTAGGGGCGAGGATCAGGCTGGACTTGATATTGCATATCAGGACTTCTTGCGGCAGCAAGACTACCCGATGCGTCAGTATGAAAGATTTGCAGGGATGCTTAGTGGTGTGCCTGTACAGCCTGATATTAGCACAGCAACATACCAAGCATATAATCCACTACAACAAGCCTTGGGAACAGGTATATCTGCATTGGGTTTGTATAAAGGATTGGCAGGATGAATATACTAGAGCAAACTGAAGCCCTTAAAGATTTGCCAGACGCTGCGTTAATCCAGCAGATGAAGATGCCTACAGGCGAAATAGCGCCTATATTTATTACATCTGAGCTAAAACGGCGTAAGCGTATGCGGGACGACTACGCTCGTAGAGAAGCCGCTGATACACCGACAGTAGCAGAAGAAGTCGTCATGGCTGCGGGTATGCCGCAGGGTGGTATAGCAGACGCAGCGCGAGCATTAGCACCCAAGACTGACATGGGGCAGAACACTGGCATGGGTGATATGATGCCACGGACTGCTACCCAAGCGCCACAACCTATGGCGAGCGGCGGTATCGTAGGGATGCGTCAGGGCGGTAAGCTCGTAAAAGTAGGTCGTGCTAGCTTCTACGCATTTCCTGATGGAGAGGTGTTTGTTGAAAACCCTGATGGTAGCAGAGAAGTTGTTACAGACCCTAGAGTATTAGGGGTTGTCAGGGCGCAGGCAAACGTAGGGCCAGAAAGACAAGAAAGCGCCGCGCCTTTAGGTTCGGAGATATTGCAAGAGGCTGCTCCAGAAGCTCCCACTCTTGAGTCTGTGTTGAGTTCAGATAGACCGTTTAGCCCTACTTCAACGGAAGCTACAGACACTCGCCCAGCAGTACCATCTAGTCTTGGCATGGGGGGCGAGCGGCCCGCTATTGTTACATCTCCCGCGCAACCTAGCTTTAGTCCTGAGTTAGACGGACAAGGGATTGCCTCAATAGCAACTTCTAGCACCGGGGTAGATCCTTTTGGGGCTGCGCAATCTTTACTACCCCCACCAGAAACAGATGTGTTAAGTATGGTAGCTCCACCCACAGGTGAGAGTGCGGTCAGTACAGCAGGGACTGACAAACTAGAGAACGCTATCGCCGCTGCACAGAGTGCTATAGATATAGACAAGACCACACCCATAACTCTGACTATGCAGCAGGTGCAACAGGCTATAGCTGAAGGTAATTCAGATATACTTGAGTTAGCGCAGCAGCAGGGGCTGTTGGACGAAGCTATTGCAACGATGCCCGCAGCGCGGTCTCCAGAAGACAGGGCGCTCGCTAAATTTATGGAATCGCAAAAAATGACAAGTGGTAG